CGTTTACCATCCTTTTCATAATGGCCGCCGCAATTATTTCGGCAATCATCCGCCGGAGGGTGTTGGCTAACCCTTCCGCCATGCCTTTCAAGCCGCCTTCAAATGGATCAAAAAGGAAATCCGCAAAAGAAGACTGGATGGATTTAGCGGACTGGAAATCAACCAACACCACCAGCACCCCGGCCTTTACCGATCAGGCATTGACCATAACCGGGGGCACTACGGCGCAACTGGTGAAAAGCTACACGGTGGGGGGCAATACCACCACCCGGAAGATAACCAAACCTGTCAGTGGTACAACCCTGGTGGGGCTTAACGGGGTCAATATCACCACAGGCGTGACGGTAGACACCACCACCGGCGTTATAACTTTTCCGGCCAATAAAACGGATGCCATCGAGGGGATCACCTTGGGGGCAACCACTACCATTACGTTAACGGCGCACGCCTACATACCCGGCAATTCGGTACACTTTTCCGGCATTGTCGGCACCACCCAGTTAAACGGCCAGCGGGCAACGATCACCGGCACCGGCGCTAACAGCATTACCGTGGCGATAAACTCCACCACATACACCGCGTACAGTAGCGGGGGAACAGTCAACACTGTACCGCAAACGGGGGAGACCTTGACGGCGGGGTTCGAGTTTGACGTACCCGTCCGATTCGATAGTGACACTCTCCCGGTCAATTTTGATTACTACGATGCCCATTCCCTCCAAATACTTTTGCGGGAGCTTCGTTTATGAGAACACTAACGGCGGGGATGCAGCTCGCCCTTGATAGCGGGGAAACCATGCTGGCCGTTTGTTGGAAGATTATCCGGGAGCGCGACAAAAAGAACATAACCGGGTTTACATCCGCCACTAACGCCCAGATCACGGTTGACTATGAGCATGGGTTAACCGCCGGGGATTCGGTTTACCTAACGGATGTGGGCGGGTTTGCGGCGGTTTGCGCCCGGTTTGCGGTTCGGTTCAATAGGTCCGGCGGTTCGGTTTAATCTCATTTTTAAACCCGCCGACAATCAAAACGGCGCGGCGGTTCGCGTTTTGTACTTCACGCAAAACATGAAAAAACCGCGCTAAGTCGTTGATTTTATTGACTTTCGGCAATGCCCACAATGCCGGCATGGTTTTTTGATTTTCGGGATACCCTTTCGGGGGCAGAAAACCCCTAAGTGACCACCCGTCAGTTCAAAAAAAAAATTTTAAAGAAAAAAAATGCCCAGACAAGCCGGGCAAAAAGGATTTATTTTTGGCAACTACAAAAATCCTAGGAAAATTTTCGCACAACTTCCTGAAATTTCTCAGAAATATTTGCAGATTTGTCCCGGCTTTCTGACAGGTCAAACGCAATTAACTCATTGCTTTCACCTTTATAGCCAGAAGCGTATGCTGCTCTAGCAACTGCCAAAGCTTTAGCCCTAGAGTCAAATGGTCCTTTAGAACCCCAGAACCAGCCTGATTGACGCTTTACAAGAGGCATTACTTCAGGAATTTAAGCTTGTACATGGTGGAGTCGCACAGGGCTGCAATTTCATCTGCAATGTTTTGCATTTCAGAATCCTGTGGGAAGCCGGGCAACTGGCGGTAGTAGGCTAATTGCTCACCAACATACGCAACTAGCTCCAGACCATTTTTCCCCAGAAAAAGTGCCTTTTCCGCGAAAATTATTTTCGAGTACTTGCCTTGGTAAGCCTCGATGAAGCTGTCAGCCAAGTCATCAATGCCATCATAGAAGTCGCCAAGCGCCATGTGCTGGGAGAAGCTATCGGTTGTCAGGTGGTGGATGTGACCGGCTGTGACAGCGTTTAGCATGCACATAGCAAAGTCGCCCATCACATTGGCTTGAGCCTCATTGACCGTGAACTTCATAGCATTCTCCTTTATGCGAATTGTAGCCCGATTTGTGGGTGTAGGTGTTCGCGGCCAGAAGTTGTAATCATCCAGACTACCGCATTCTTGTTGGCTTTGGTCTTACGGCGCATACCGCTGTCCTGTACGAATCCATTGTCAAACAGGGTGACACGGCATGGGCGGTAGCTGTTGCCCTCGATGCCAAGCATGTCCTGTCCTTCTTCGTCTGTCAGTCCAAGACCACACTTCTCAATGGTCGCCAGCAATGACTCAGTCTTAGCGTTGAACTTAGGCGCGATGGCGGTGGCTGCTGCTACGCTGGTATCGCTGTGCTGTTGATGCGGTGGCAAGTCTGATACCAGCTTGGCCTTGCGCTGCTTGATGGTGGGCGCTGTCAAAGCAAGCTTTAAAGCTATCTTTGCCTTGCCGATGTCCTCATAGTCCATTGTCTCAAATGCTTTAAGGGCCAGCTTGATTGCTTTGTCTTTGGTCATGCTTCCCCCTTAATGCCGTGTGCGGCTTCGATGGCTCGGGCAAAGTGAATATCCGTGTGTTGATGAGAAGCAGCACACTCAGCCACAACCAAAACAATTTCCTCATCCGTCAGCGGCTTGCGCTGTGGTGGGGTGGTGTAAAGAGGTTGATGTTCCCTATCAGGCCAATTCTTTTGTGCTTCTTCAAGGGTTGCGTCAATGATGTAATAGCCTCGGCCTGTATAAGTTCTCCACGCCACAGGCTCCTGCTCTGGCTGTGCCAAGGCTTCTTTGATGGCGGTGATGGCTTGCAATTGTTTTTGTTGCGGATACATAGATGTTTCCAAGGCATCTAGCGCCAGATTCAATGCTTCGTCTTTAGTCATTGATTTCCTCCGCTTCTACTACATAAAACATTTCACCGTTATAGTGATCTAAGAAGTCCTCTCTCACAAGTTCATGAATGATAGTATCAATATCCGCCATTGTTTCAGGCTCATAGTTGATTTCAAAACAGCAGGTTACAACATACTTTTTCATAGTTTCCTTGGGTGTATCTATAAGGTACCGTCTGTGGTTGGCTTGATTTTATTCAAGTTTATCCGTGCTATAGTACTCGTATACTCTTTTGAATGCGTCTCTGAGTAAATGTACTTGAACAATATTTTCGTATGGCTCAAGACTGAACATACCTTTATAGAACCGTTCATTATTAAGGTATTCATAAGATTTCTTTAAGCTTGCACACACAATAGAGTCTTCTGTGTCATCATTAATTTCAATCATTACCATTGCTCTGCCTCCTTAGGGTCAATATAACCAAACTTAATTAACGAATCTTTAACTTCAGAAGGTAACTCATATACCCCATCGTAGTCAATTAAGAACATTCCACGATCAAACCATAGACCACCTCCTGATTCGTCACCTAATTCTAGGTGTTCAAAGTAACCATAGTTAGTCTTAGGGCTAATCTTTACCTCATAGTTTTGACTACCAAGGGTGATAGTAAACTCATGCTTGATAGCATTTAGTTTTGCCATATCAATTCTCCTTATTAAGGTTGTTTGAAAGGTTATAGTACAGTGGACTCATACGAGTCTTTAACTGCAGAAGCATGATAGTTTCTAACTCTAGCATTTCTTGGTCAGAACCATATGCCAAGATTGTTCGTATGAATCTCGATGGACATTCATTATATTCAGCCATAAAGCTTTCAGACGAACATACATAGCCATCATCAGGTTTACCTCGGTGTTTACCGATATATTTCTTATCGGTGTCTTTGTTAACCCACATGTACAGGAAGGAATCACCTTCTTGTTTATGTGCTTCACTATCATCTGCTAAGTAGACAGTCTCTTGTGGAGTACCGTCAATGTGATTCTGCCAGATCTCTTTAACGTAGGCTACCATAGGATCACCCTTAGGGGCTTTCCATAGTACTACGAAAGATGGCTGTCCTTCGTTGGCGCATAAGTATTCATAGACCCATTTGTTATGGAGACCATTATACTCTTTACCTTCAATGGACACTTTAACCATTGCTTTGCCAGTACTAGAAGTGTAAGTATCAACTTCATCTACAGTACATTCATAGATGTCGAAGAACTTAACACTTCCAGCGACAAAACGTTTTACCGTCTTGATGTGGTTCATCAGAGAACTTTACCTTCAGTTTTGTACTTGATGAGTGCTTGCAGATACCACAGAGCTTTGTTTAACTCTTGGACTTCTTGGTCTTTATTACCGCATCGCATCAGGTATTTATACACTTGACCGAACAAGTGAGCTTCAACACCTGACTTACCTGCAAGCATGTCAACCATGAGTTCCATGTATTGTTTACCTGCAGCTACGTTTTTGTAGTGCTTAGGGTTAATGTGATCTAGTTTAGCAGATTCCATATCGATTTCCTTGTTATATTCTTCAGCGAATACTTCAGACCAACCTCTATCAAGTTCTTTACGTTCTTGACTGAGTAGCTTTTTAGATTGTATGTCAAAGAAGTCCTCATTATCCCATGTGGATAGGATTTTGTTTACACGGGATTCAAGGCTGTAGTTTTCAGGCATAGCTTCTTTAGTGTAACTCATTAGTATACATCTCCGTTCATAATGATTTTAGTATCTTCATAAGGGGCGGCAATCCTGCGATAAAACTCTAGCTTAGCTCCTTCGAGTGCGCCAACAACATCGTTGACAGATTGATATGATGGGCTTTTATTGTAGTAGTCACGAATGAATGTGGTGATTAAGAAGTTTAATTCACCTGCATTATGTGGCTCATACTTGAGCATATGGTCAGATTGACGGGCTTCTTCAGTGATGTATGGCATATTAGTCCTTAAATGAAACACAGTACCATACGTAGTATATGGTGGCGATTGTTAAGATTCCGATCATAAGTACTCCGAAAGAATTGTATCACAAGCTTTATCTACAGAAGACCTCCATTCAGTTACAAGGGATTCAAAGAAAGGATGTATTGTTGCATCAGTGGATTTGAATGCTACAACAGGGATTTGTAATACATAAGCAGCATAGAATACTTCCATA